CGGCCACGAACCGGGCCAGTTCCCCGAGCTTGGTGGTTACCTTGGTGACGATGGGCAACAGGGACTCACCCAAGGCCGCTTTCATATTCTCGGTTTCGGCGGCCGTGCGGGCCTGTTGACCCTCTAGGGTGTCGGCCTCACGGGTAAAGGACCCGAGGGCCCCCCCGGCCTGTTCGGTTGCCAACTCTAGGACCGCGTTAGCCTCGGCGGCCTTTTTCTCGGTCCCCGTGAGCTTGTCTAGGCCGTCCTCGGCAAGCTTGGCACTAACGGCCGTTTTACTAAGGGTTAGGCCGTACTTTTCCGCCGGGTCGGCCTCACCCTTTAGGGCGGACGACAGGGCGGACACCGCGTCGGTGGTGGTCCCCCCAAACGTGGCCGCCAGGTCCGAGGCCACCGAAATAAGGTCCTTGGTCCCGTCCATGGAATCTTCCATGGACAAACCCATGTTGTTTAGCTGGGCCCCGACCACGGACGCCAGTTCGGCATATTCCGATTCGGACAGGCCCACGGCCTGGGCCGCGTCCTTGGCCCATTCCTTGACCACCGCCGAGTTTTCCCCGAACACGGCGTCCAAGGCCCCCATGGACTGTTCCACCCGTGAGGCCGACGCCACGGCCTCGGACCCGACGAGGGTAAGGGCACCCGTAACGGCGGCGGCCGGTAGGGCCAGCTTGCCTAGAGTCTTTTCAAAACCCCCGACCTTTTTGGTCGCCTTGTCCAGGCCCTTGGTCAGGCCCGTGGTTTCGGACAGGATATCCACCACAAGGGCTACGTTTGCCACGGTTCACCCCTTCCCCTCGTGGGCCTGTTCCAAAACGTCTATGGCCGTGAGGGCCACCGCCTCGTCCTCGGCGGCCCACGCGCTATACGGAATGCCTGTAGCTACCGCCAGTTCTACGAGGGTTCGGGTCCAGGTCCCTCGGGGGTAGGGTCCACGTCATCGGTGGATTCCTCCACGTCTATATCCTCCACCTCGGCGGCGAACTTTTCCCACGTCACGTCACTGGGAATCTTCCCCAACCGCTTGGCGGCGGCCCACCCCATAAACGCGGCCCAAATTTGGGTCGAAAAGTGGGGGTCCTTCCCTAGTGGCATCCACCCCTGTCGGGGTGCCACGGTTTCGTACCTAAGCCTGTCGGCGGCGGTGGTCACAAGGGGACCGATAGCCTCCCCGTGCCACACCACCGTTACTACCGCGTTTGAGTTTTGAGCGGTCACCATTACGCCCCTCTAATTTGTTCGATTTCCTGTTCTACGGCCTTTTCGTAGGTGTCGGCCACCTTGTCCTTTCGCGCGTCGATTGTGTCCACAATGAACGGGTTAGCCACAATCCGCCGGGACGGCCACCCGTAATGAATGGGGTTCCCGTAGACGAGGGGGGAACGGACCCGAGCTTCCCGCTTGGTCCCGGTGCCCCTCACCGACTTGGCTAGGGCACCGGAACGGCGGGGGGCCCGCATGGACGCCTCGGGGGCCACCGACTGGGCAACCGCCTTATTGACCGCGCGTAGGTCCGACAGGTCACGGGCCGCCTTTTTCATGGACGCGATAAGGCGGTCCGCCCCCGTAACGGTTACCCCGCTATCGGTCACACCCCCACCGGGACCTTGGACTTACCCGTGGCCGTGGCCGTGTCGTCCAGGGGCGGCGGGGCGGCGGGCGGGGTAATGGTCGGGTACGACACAAACGCCCACTCGAATTCCGCTTCGATATTGGCCCTCACGTCCCCTTCGATACCGAGCGGGTCAATCGTGATAAGGCCGGTAATAACGGCCCCCGCGTCGGTGTTCGGGGTGAACGTGGCGGCCACCTGTTCGCCACGGTGGGTAGAGGCGTAGTAGTAGATAGAGTCGGGGTCGGCCAGGTCCAGCAAAAGGGTGCCGGTCAGGGACGCGGTGTATTCCGCCGTGGACGCCACGTAGTCCCCACAAAGGACGGGGATAGGGTCGTCCTGGGACTTTTCCACCGAGATTCCGGCGGCCGACAGGGCGCAACTAACGTCAATCTCCCCGGTGGTTTCCCCGAGGACGAGGGTCCCGGGTCCGAGCTTGGTCGGGGTAACAGGCATGGCAGGGGGTCCCCTCTAGGCGGTCAATAGGACACGGACGGCCGCCCGGGTCCCCGAGTTTGCAAACGTGAGTGAGACAGGTTCGGCGGTGGTGACCTGGCCGACCATGGTTCCGAGGGCGGTCATTACGGCGGCGGCCACCACGTCCCCACGGGCCACGAGGCCGCCCCGCTCGGTGTCCCCCAGGGCCACGTAAACGGCCCACTCGGTTCTAAAGGCCGACACGTTTAGGCCGATAGGTGCGGACGATTCCCACACGGGCCAGGCATCGTTAGGGCCAACCGCGCCAGGTTCCCCCGAGTGGGCGGACAGGGTGTACCCGTCCCCCACGTCCAGGCCGTCCAGGGCGGCCACAATGGCGGCCCGGACGGTAGTTAGGTCGGTGGTGGTGGTCATCCCAATACCTGGCGCGCGTAGGGCCGTTCTAGGCGGACGATTTCGGCATCCCAGGACGACAGGCGGACGGCCCCGAATTCGGCATCCTGGACGAAACCAAGGGCTTGGTCACGGGCGGCCACCTCACGAGCTACCCGCCGCATAAGGGCTTGGGTCAAAGGTGGGGGCCGCGTGCCGTTGGGGTCGGTGACGTTCCCCCACCGGCACGCGGCGTCCTGTAGGGCCACCTCGGCCGCTAGGACCTGTCCGAGTTGGGCGTCCGTGACCTGGCCCGAAATCTGCGACCAAGCGCGAATCTCGGGCAGGGTCGGGACGCCCGCCTCGTCAGGCATCGGCCTACGCCTTGGCCTTGGTGGTAGCGGCCTGGGCCTCGGGCGGCGGCGGGGCGGCAGGCAGGGCCAGGACCGTGAACACCTCGGGGGCGGTGTTAAGGAACGCGCCGTAACCGGCGTATCCCACGAGCTGGCCCAAAACGTCCGGCTCGGACACCTCCAACAGGCCGTCCACATCTTCGTACCACTCGGCCAATGACCCCTTGCCGAGAATGGCGGTCCCGGGCGGGAAAAACGGGTCCACGACAGGCTTAAATCCGCCAATCTCACCGGACCCAATGGCACCGGGGGTCAGGGTCGGGAACGCGGGCAGGCCGTTTGTGGTGACGATGCCACCAATGGCGGCCCACACGTCCGCCGACATCCAAAGGGTGTCGGGAAGGGCGGCGGGGTTCCCGGCGGTAAACGGGGCCGTGGCGGCCGTGAACAGGGCCGCGCGGATAGCGGCCGGGGTGAGGTCGGCCACTTCCAGGGGAACGTTTGCCCCCACCGAGGTGAGGAACTGGGCCACCGCGTCCTCGTCGGTGGTAATGGCGTAAACGTACGCGAAATCCTCGGCGAGAATTTGCATAATGCCAGGCTGGGACCACTTAATGTCCTGCCGTGACACGTTAAGGTGCCCCGCATAAGTGGACGCGGTAACGGGAAGCTTGCCAAGCAAAAGCTTTTCCGATTCCGTGCGGGACTTTTCCGCCGTTTGCTTACCGACCGCCACGTGCTGCGTAATCTGGGGGCGGTCAAAGGCACCGGCCGGGAGGGGCTTGGTGCTAATGGACGAGATAAACGGCCGCGCGGAACCGACAAGGGAAATCACCGGCCCGAGGATCGGGCGGGGGATAATCCCGGGGTTATCGGCGGTCGTCTGATGCTTCGTCGTGGTGTCCCGCTCCACAATGGTTCGGGCCCGGTCGATAATCTCCCCGGCGGCCTTGTCACCCCTGAGGGCACGGCCCACGGTCACGATGTAGTCACCGGCGGTGGGGAAAAGGTCCGTAAGGGACGGTGCGGCCTCGTTAACCACGAGGGTGGACCGGTTAACCGGCGGGGCGGACGGGACCTTGGCGCGCGTGTCGGCCACCTTGGCGCGGGTGGTTTCAATGGCGGCGTAGTGGTCGATAGATGCCCTGAGGGCCTCGGCCCGCTTGGAATCCCGTTCCACGAGCTTGTTTTCGTCGTCCGAGATTTCGCGGTTCTCGTCGGCGGCGCGGTTAAGTACCTCGTCGATACCGGCGGTAATCTCGTCAAACTGGGCCGTGAGTCGGTCCAGGTAAACGCCCATGGTTGGGCCCTCCCGTTCACACGTTTTGGTGTGGCCGGGTGTCCGGGTCCTGTCCCGTCCGGGGTGGCCCTCTAAAGGGGGTGGCCGGTACGGAATGCCTCGGGGTGGCGGCGTCCTCGGTCACGACATTACGGCCGGGTACGGGCCGCCCGCAAGGATTCCAACGCTTTACGTGCGGCGTCGGCCCTCGGGGTGGACACGAGGCCGACCACCTCGTGGTCCCGTGCGACGAGGACACCGGCCCCCGCGTATTGGGGGGACGCGGTGGCGGCCACGTGCGACAGGCCGCACGATTCGCGGATAAGGGCGGGCCCATCGGCGCGGGTGCGGTAAACGCGGGCGGACACCGACCACCCCGTTAGCTCACCGGACCGTGCGGCCTCGGCCAAGGGGTGGGATCGGTTAATACGGAACGCGGCGTAGAGGCCGTCCCCCTTTTCGTCCAGTTCCACACAACGTCCGAGGTATCGGGCCCCCTCGTCCCCCGCGTGGCCCACGAACAGGTTGACCCACCGGCCCCCGGCGGACGTGTCCCGGGTGAACGCCCCGTGTGCGAACCGTTCCACGTACCACGTGCGGCCCCCATCGTCGGACACCCGTTGGTCCACCCCGTAGGGGACCGCGCGGCCGTAGAGGGTCCACCCGTCCCCGGTTGGTTCCACCGCGTTATCGGGCAGGGCCCGGGAAATAACAAGCTCGGTCATGGTCGGTTCCTCACTCGAGTTTTTTATGACACGTTGGGCGGCCGGCATTGCGTTTGTGCAGGTCAGGGGCCCGCGTTTGCTGACACGTCGTCGGTGGGGGTGTCAGGAACGGCCACGAGCTCGGGGGCGGGTGGCGGTGGCGTGGGCTTATCGGCCTCGGGCATCGGCGGGCGTCCGAGCATGGCGCGGGCCTCGTCCACCGTGAGGACCTTGGCCCCAACGAGGGTGTTAATGACGTTGGCCTGGGACTGGGCGTCCGAGCGCATACGTGAGGCGTAATCCCACGCCACGGCCCACCCGGCAGGCAAGAGCCACTTGGTAATGGCCTCGGCCAGCGGGCGGGCGTACCGGTCCACCGAGTCCCGCACAAAGTCAATATCCCCGGTTTCAATATTTTGGTAGGTCATGGACGGGCCGTCCAAACCAAGCTTCCACCCGGGGACCCCGACAATGTTGGCGACCTGTTGGGCGTTCCACGTGCGGGCCTGGACTAGCTGGGCCTGTTCCGCGTTACCGACCACCGGGGTAAGGGTCGTCCCCGATGGGAGGATCACCGGTTCCCGGGTGGACACAATGTCCCGCCACTTGGCCTTTAGCTCGGCGGCCTGGACCTCGGTTGCCACGCTCGGGGACGTGAGGACCGCCGGGGGCAGGGCACCGGCCGCGAAAACGTCCCGTGAGTAATCCTCGGCCGCGATAGCACCGGCCAACCAATCCCCGTATTGGGCCAGGACGCCACGCCCCAGGACCTCACCCGAGCGGGCCCCAAACGCCACGTGGAAAATTTCGTCCGCCCCAAACGTGGCCCCACCAATCGTCCAGGCATACCAACCGGGGCGGGCCGGGTCCGTTTGCAACCACACGTCATCGGCGGGGATCGGAACCAACCACCCCGCGCGGCCTGTCCGCCAATCCACGTCCCCGGGAAGGGCAAACGTGTTACCGAACAAAACGGCGTCCTCGGTAACCGCCCACTTATACGCCCACGGGGTCGTGACCGGATACGGGTCGGTAAGGATGGTCGGTTGGTCGGGGACAGGTTCCCAGACACCGGGGATTCCGGTAGCTCGGCGGGCGTACCAATCGGTGGACGCCACGGCGTTAGCCAACAGGGCCACACCCCGCCCGAACGGGGGTAGGCCCATAGCCTCGGCCTCGGTGGCGGGGTGGATAGGCCCGGTCCCCCCGTACATATCCGGGCCAAACAAAATGGCGGCGGCGGTTGTCTGTTCACGGGACCAAAGGCGGCCCCCTCCCATAAGGGACCGGCCCCCCTGACGCATACGGCGGGTCCCCGCCACCCTCGTTACATCGGCGCGCGACGCGGGCATAACTCGTCCTTCCTAGAACGAAAAAAACTCGGACGGTCGGGGCCTGTTAAGGCCCCACGAGGCCAACGTGGCGGCCATTAGCGGGGACTGAGACACGGCCACCCGCCGTTCCCACAACCAAGCTCGGGCGGCGGTCCGTTCGGCGGCGGCGGCGGCGGCCGTCAGGGCCTCGTGGTGGGTGGACGTACGCCACCACAAACGCCCTTCCCTTACGTCCCGGTCAAACATGAACGAGGCCGAAATAACGTCCGCCGTCCTGGCGTCCACCACCTTGTGGGCGGTCGTGGGGTCGGCCTGTAGGTCCGCCAACAGGTCCCGGCCCGCCCCCACCGAGTCGATAACCACGACCCCCACCGAGGGCATAAGGGCCTTTAGGGCAGGCCCGACCCACGAGGCCCCCGGCCGGTGGTCCACGATTTCCACCAAGGTCCCCGCCTTGTCCGGGTGCGCACAAGCGGCCGCAATAGACGAGGACCGCCCGAACGGGTCCACGTCCACCGCCAGGACCGCCACCGCGTCCGAGGGCATAGCGGCGTCCGTGGACTGGGCCGCCCACCTGTCGTGGTCAATAGCGGCCCACCCCACTAGCCCTAGCTCGTTTTCGTCAGGCCACCGACATAGATACTCGGCCGCGAACGAGTCCCGCCCCAGTTCCTCACGGTCACGCCTCAGTTGGTCAACCCCCACGAGGCCGTCCCCCAACGCGGGGTAATGGGCCCACCACCCCGCTTCGTCGTCCGGGTCCACCCCCTGAGGCAACGAAAATTCCACGTAGCAAACGCCCGTGTTCCGGCCAGTCTTAACCGCGTGGCGGCCCTTGTCCCTGAGGTGCCAAAGGTGGGTCGTGGGGTCCGTGCCCCGAGCTACGTTGGAAAACGTCCAGGACTGGGCGTGTCCAAAACCCTCGGCCAACGTTGGCCGCGCGGCGGACCTCAGGGCCTCCCCCTGTTCGTGGGTAAAGGTCAACCACTCGTCAAACGTGAGGTGGAACAGGCCCGCGCCACGGGCCGCCGACGCGGTAGGGGCCAACACCCGCATAACCCCCGCGATACCCGCTAGGCGGGCCGTGTAGACGTTTTTGGCGTCCATACCGGTACGCGGGTCCACGGTCAGGGTCGTGGCCGCCGCCGCCCGCTTATAGTCCACCGCCGCCGCCCACTGTTCGTCCGTAAAGGACCGCCGGTACGGTTCCACGAGGTCATCGTTAAACCGTTCCCGCGCGGCGGTCAGGTTTTGGGCCGTGTGGATAGCTCGGAACGGTAGAACACGGCCGTTCGGCAAATGAACCGGCCCCGCCAGTGACCGCGCCATGGGAACACCAAACGCGGTCACGGTTTTACCGCACCGACGCCCCACGACCACGACCACCTCGTCATACGCAAACGGGGACCCCGGGCCGTCCACCCGTTCCAACCCCACGTCCAGGACGAGGCGTTGCCACGGCGTCGGCCGCCGCCCCAACCACCGTTCCGTCAAGGCCGCCACCCTCGGCCCCTCGGAAAACCTGTCCACCGTCCTAGCGGTGGCGTAGCTCGGTTCCGCCCGGACCCCAGTCCCCCGCACCCCTACGCCTCGTCAAAATCAAAAGACACCGGACCCCCACCAAACGCGGTAGGAACCACCCCGCCCACGGTCGCGCGGTCCACAAGCTCGGACCACACCCGGACCAACTTGTCCGCCGCCAACGCGGCCGCCGCACCGTGCCCCGATTCCGCCGCCGCCTCTAGGGCATCGGCCAAGCGAACAACCGCCGCCACCAATGGCGCGTCGGTATCCGACAGGACCCCGAGGGTGTCCAGGTACGTAAGGCCCGCCATGACCCCGACCCGTAATCCCCCTGGGCGGGCCAATCGGTCAATATCCATTCGGCCACGGTAGACGCGGGGGCATCGGGTGGGATAGGGGAACGGCCTGGCCGTTTGTGTTTGGTCCGGGGAGAGAACAGAAAAA